GCAAATGCTTGTCCTGCTGCCATTGTTGCTTGTGCAGCCCCCTGATAGGGGTTCATTGTCATTGCTGGATTTGCTGCGCCTGCCATATTACTTACCCCTCGATACAGTATTTCTTGATATAGGTTGCACCCCTAGCGGTGAGCTATTTGTATAACCTGTAGGACTAAAACTTTCTGCCCTGCCCATCGGAGCAGCGTTACTACCTGCTTCACCTGTTTGAGGGTTCATAAAAAATGTATCCATATACTGACTTTGCGCTGGCCTAAACTGCGCTAAGTTTTCAACAGATTGCTCAAACATAGGCGCAGAAGAGTACCCCATAACACCACCAGCAAATTCTGTTGGTTCAGGAGCATATTGCCCCGAACCAGTGTTCATATTAAAAGCTGACGCAGCTTCTGAAGTGTTTTGAAAAGCTGCGTCCTGCATTGGTGTGAACGCCGCAACATCTGCACCGTAATAAGGAGTATACCCTATGTTAGATATTTTATCAGCAAGAGCTAAATTAGATTTAGCAGCATCTTCAATGTATGCTGGTATTTCTGTTGTTGTGGTTCTGCCCCCACCTTTGCCGCCACTCATCTTATATCTCCTTTTGAAATGAAGCGTGCAGTGGCTTCCAACCATGCGCCTTCAAAGGTTTCTTCCATCCAAAACGACCTGTAATCGTTAAAGCTTCACATCCATAACTTTTTGCCCAAGCTGTAACATCATTGTGCATATCTAGCAATTGATCTAGTTCACCGCCGCCTAAAAACACGTTTAATACCTTTTTTCTAGGATATACCACAATTTCAGTAACAATGCACCCCCTTGGGCTAGGCCAAAGCTGCATATTACCTTCAACAATACCTTTTGCCACATCTTCAAAGATATGTGTGCCGCCGCTATACTCTAAAGCCGCCTCTATCCAAGGGCGGCATCTTTCTAATTCATTTACTTGTGTATCTTTAGGCATTTAATATGTAGACAGTGCTACCCTCTTCCAAATTGCTGTGCTACCATCATGCGCAGCCGTACAAATATAAATATAATTAGTATCCCAAGCTATCATTCCTGCTACATCACCAGCCGCACCAGTACTACTACTTGGCGTTGCTTGTTTCATAGCAACTTGTCGAAAAGCTCCGTCACTAGACACAACAGGATAATTATTTTGATCATCCCATAAAAAAATACCATTATCGGCAGGAATATCGCCCGAAGATTTGAAAAACAATTTACCTAAATTTCTACTTAAAAATAAATTTAATTCTCTTCCCCATTGGCGTATATCTGCACCTATAACTGGCGGTGTAACTGGCATTACCTATTGCCTCCAGCTTTAGTTTCAAGTCTCATAGTTCCTACACGCCATTTTGTAGCTCTTTTTCCCTCTACCCTCATTCTTAACTGCCTGCCAGTAAATCTTACTGAAGTTGGGTTGCTTGGGTTAAATGCTCCATGCGTTGTCTCGGAACCATTGGGATGAAACCTTGTTTTAAATTTTAAATCAACATCGCCTTGCGTTTTCTCATCTGGAATGACTGATGTAATCTTTGCGACATTATCACCATTACCAATAGATATTGAGCCAGTTTCACAAAAAATAGACCCATCCTCATAATTCAAGCCTTGTTCATGATTGTATATAATCACTGGTTCTATTACGTTTGCAGTTCCGCCCATTCCTGAGTGATTTGAGCAATAATAATACAAGGTTGAAGGGGTGCTATCTGAAACAACTATTTGCACATATGCCCCTGCTTGTCCTGCTGTTCCAACTACTGTAACGCCTGTTGAGTATGCTGAACCGCCACCATGCGTTCCATCAGATGTTGTAGAAAACTGCAATGGGTGCGTTGCATTAGAAGCGTCTGATTGATCAAACTTATAAGTATTACCTTTTCTTAGACTAATAGTTGGCGCTGACCCAGAATAATCTGAGATGTAATATTTATTACCACTGTCATCAGCAACAGTTACATTATGAGTAATTGTTTCAACGTACTCACCACTCATAATTGGCGTTCTAAATACACCTCTAGAAACGCCACCTGTTCTTGATAGATTTCCTATTAACCAATGATTTTCTAATAAATCTATCGCAACATATCTGTCTATTTCTAAACTATTAGAAGAAGGATAAAACCACCAAACTTCATTAAATTCTGTGTTACTAAAAGCCCATATTTTAGATTGTTGGTTTACGTTAATATCGTCAAAAACATAATCATGCACCTCGCAAGGTATTTCTCTCACAGAGTTTCCATCAAAGCCAAAAAAACCTTTTTGACCCATCCAAAAAACACCTGCATCCGTATCAACAGCCGCCATTCTCGAAACAGCACCACAAGATGTTCCTACACGATTAAACCCATAAACATATGGTAATCCAATGTATTTTGCAGAAAATGCATCGCTATCTGTTAAGATAAGAGTTTGACCTCGTGTTTTAAGACCTTGCATTATTTGACCACTTGTTTGCAGCGTTATATCACCAGCCTCATTTGTCGCCGCAGGCGTCCAAGTTGTGTTTGCTTCTTTATCACACCATTGAACTTTACGAGGATCACCACCAGCGCCTAAAAGAAATATAAATCTTTCTTCAGTAACGACTAATCCAAGATTGCTAGTCGGCGCATTTGTAACTGGCGCAGCAACAGCACTTGAACCAAGCTGCCATTCTACAAGTGTTCCAGTGTCGTAATGCACACCAACTAAATATTCTCCAAAATTATCAAGTTGCCATGTAGTAGCTTCTGAGTATGTACCTGTTGTAGGTCTTTGCGTGCCAAAATATCCAGTGCCATAAAATCCGCCACCAAAGCCTAAGTTAAGCCCTGCATCCTCTCTTCCAGTAGACATTGACGTTGGCGTAATATCATAAATTGTTCCTGAACCAAGCATTGCTGTTAGTTCGTTATGACTTCCTGCCGCAAAGTAAGATGTTCCATTATTGCTTTCCCAAGCGTGTGCGCCTCTTATTGGGTTGGCACAAAAACCTTCTTTAAAGGTTTGCCATCCCCCAATAGGGCGTAAGGAACCATCACGCCACCTAACTAAACTGCCATCGCGCCACCTGTTAGATGCGTCAAAGTCAGTGCCATTTCTATAAAATCCTGCCTTTAATCTTAATGGTAAAAGCGTCATAGTGATGACCTCAAAACAATGTAACTAACTGAAGTTCCAACATCTACTGTTGAGCCTTCTATTTGAAAATTAGATGCTCCGCTATCTACGCTCCACAAAGAAAGATTGTTGTTTCTATTCACAGCCCACATACGCCGCTGCCCACCTCTTCGAGTTAGGTTAGTGGTTGTATCATATTCGTGGTTAAATCTACCATTATTAGCGTTGGTAGAAAATAAAAGAACAATGTCATGAGCTTGTGCCGTAACAGTTGTGGCGCTTACATTTCCAACCGTTCCTGTGGTAACAACGCTCCAAACACTAGGTAAAGCAAAAATAGTCTGAAATTCATCTGAATTAGTTGTACTCTTATTAAACGTACCACCTATAATTGCGTTATTTAAATTAAAATTACTTGAGCTATTAGAGGCATAGCCAACGGTAATATCACCAGTAGAAATATCTGATGAACTTAAATAATGGGTCAAGCTTAATGATCTTGTTGTGCCACCGCTATCTCTCAAAAAAGCATTGGTAACATTTGATACTGAACTTGCGTAATTATAAAATAATATTGTTGATCCGTTTATTCCTGACCAATCAGATGGTATAGCACCCCATGCCACAGAAATTTGTGGTGCAGCATTGCTTACATGCGTATTCGCATTATCATCATAAAAATCTGCTGCAAAATTATTTACAAAAGCATAACTGGCTTTGCCACTACTATCTGAGTTACTTTCTAAATAGTTTCTATAAGTTGGTGATGACAAATCGGCAATAAAATCAGAAGCAGTAATAGAACTTGTGCCGTAGAAATCAGAAAACTTTAATTGTCCTGACGCTGCTACACCACCCTCTCCGTAGTATTCTGATAAAGCATGAGGCTGTGAACCGCCAAATTCAGTTGCAATATCTGATATAGCTATCTGACCACTACTTTGTACCGCCATTTTTAAGTTCCTCTATCTCCGCTTTTAGCTCCTTGATAGCCTCAATAAGCAAACCATGTAATTGGTCATAATGAACCGTTTTATATTCTACGTCATCTTGACCACTAAAAGCTAACTTTTTACTTTCAACTGCACTAGGTAATACGTTTTGTATTTCTTGCGCTATGACCCCTGCACTGTGTTTGCCACCGTCATTGTAAGTAAATGTGTAGCCATTAATTTGAGAAACTTTATCTAAAGCATTATCAATTTTGTTTATATCATGTTTTAATCTTTGATCAGAAATAGTAGTAGAAAAACCTATTACATCACCGTCAACGTGCAAGTCACCACCGTCTGTAAGCCTCATATCTTCTGCGCCAGCCGTTGAAAAGCGAATACCTACATCTGTATCAAAATGTATTTCATCGGCTGTATTGCCAACATATACATCAACATTTGAACTTTGGCGCATATCTGCATTTAATGTAAAAGTTAAATCATATGGGTCTGCATCTGAACCTGTTGATGTATCAGTCCAATTAATATCAACACCACCGCCCTCAACAAACTTAACTTCTTTGCCGCCAGTGACAGTCACCTCTGTTCCATCGCCATCTTCTAAAACAAAACCAGCAATAGCATTTGTTAAGTCTGCGGCAGAGGTGGTTACGTCAGTGCCATTTATCGTTAATTTTGTTAAGTCAGGTGCTATTGTTCCAGTAGTGCCGTTTGCCGCATCGACTATTGTATCGAGCGCAGTGTTAATGGTAGCTCCCCACGTTCCCTCACTACCTCCAACGGTAGGTTTTGTTATACTAATAGCCATTTTTTTCTCCTATTTACGCAAGAATACCATGTTAGGGTGCATCCGTCCATATTGCGTCTGGTATCTGAGGTGACAACCATCCCTTAATTTTAAATTCTTGCATTGTTGTTGTGTAGCTTCCGTTTTCTGCATTTATAAATCTTCCTGCAAACAATGTCACATCTTGACCAGTGTAAGTAAAAGAACCAACAGCAAAAGCCTCACCAACTCCTTTTAATGCATCTTGACCAGTGTAAGCAAAAGTTCCTGCATCAGCCGAAACATTCATTGCCTTTGTAAAATCAATGTCACGACCAGTAAGTGTAAAAGAGCCGTTATCGGCTGCTATTCCAAAACCAGTATCTAATACAACACTTTGACCAGTGTAAGTAAATGTTGCGCTGTTATAAACGCTATCAACAATTAATCCGAAGTTTTGGTCAAAAGTAATATTTTGTCCAGTAAGAGTGAAAACACCAGTATCAAAATCTGCTGGCCTGTTAGCCCTAAAAGTAACGGCTCGACCATTTGTTACAAAAGTTCCTGACGGATAAACGTCAGTAATTAACTTTGCTGCACCTTGCATAGAAAGTGTGAAAGTACCGCTTGCCGCTTCAAGCGCACTATCTACGGTAGGCGTTGGGGAGCCTAATGCCGTTTTTGCTATGGGGGCGAAACCTAACATTAGACAAGATACTCAGTTACATCGACCCAACCTTGTGTCTTTGGGTCTGATGCGTCAGCATTATATACGTCCTCTCTCCACTCATAATTTCCATCTGGTCTTGGAATAGGTGGTTCGTATTCTACGGTTGACGAATTATAAATCCACGATGGGAAAGGTTGAAAAACAAATGCATCTTCAGTTGGTTTGTATTCATAACCAATTCCTGCATAGTTTTTTCTAAAATTTGCATTGTAACTTGTCTGTTTGTACTTTTTATCTTGACCAAAAAGATTTTGCAAAAACGCTATGCCAACGGCTTCGCTTTCATCGCCATTACCGTCCACTGTATCTTCATTATTAACGACTAGCACATTTACGACTATGTTGTTTTCATCAAGTTCTGCAAAATGTGCCATTAGCTCACCGTAAAAGTTCCTGAACCTGTAAAGGTATGATAAGTATAACCACCAGAATAAGAAATAGAGCCACCTGTTGCTTTTGTTCCACCTGCGTATCTTATAACGCAAACACCAGAACCGCCAGAACCGCCAGAACCGTAATAATTTCCATGTTGGTATGCGTTATTACCACCGCCGCCGCCACTTCCACTATTTGCAGATGCGTTGGCTGCGCTGCCATTTACACCTGCCGTTGCTCCACCACCGCCAGAGCCACCACCAGAAGTTGTTGAAACACAACCACCGCCGCCACCTGCATAACTACCCAAGCCCCAACTATAAGCGCCGCCACCTGCGCCTGATGTACTGGAGGTTCCGCTACCACCTGCGCCATTACGGCCTCCACCGCCACCTGCGCCATAGTTTGCACCTTGGTAACCATATCCACCGTTATTACCTTGGCCTGATATACCAGTACCTCTTGCATAGTGGTTACGACCACCACCACCGCCAGAACCACCGTTTTGTGGATTTGTAGTACTTGCAGCGTAAGCATAACCTGACGTTGTGCCGCCATGACCGCCGCCACTACAACTAGCAGAAGCGTAGCCTCCTACTGAAGAACTACCGCCATTTGTAGGTACGCCATTTTTACCACCAGTTCCAGCGCCGCCAAGACTTACAGTAATATATTGACCAGATGTCATTGCAGCCCTAGAAAAAGTTTTTAAACCACCTGCGCCACCGCCGCCAGAGTTTCCACCACCGCCACCTGCGGCAACAAATCCTTCTACGTCAAATGCCGCGCTTGCACCATACCATTCATTAAATGACATTGTAGAACCAGAGCCTTTTCCAATAAGGCCACGAATATCGCTATCGTTTATAGTACAATATGAACCGCTTGACCCACCTGCTTCAACATGGATATCGTTTAAACTAATAGCACCACTACTTTGAAGAGCCACTTCTTAAATCCTCAATTTGCTGCACCATATTATGCGCTTCATTGTGAAGTTCTCTAACTTCGTTTTTCAAATCTTTAACAGCTTCTATTAAAACGCCGACTAAATTTCCGTATGCTACTGATAAATATTCTCCATCATCGTGAACAGCTTCTGGTAAAACTTCCCTTATTTCTTGAGCAATAACACCAGTTTCTCTTTTACCGTCTTTATCGTACATTACGCCACGCATTTTAAGCACTCTGTCTAGACCGCCTTGTATGGTTTCAATATTATTTTTCAGTCTTTCATCTGAATAGGCCGTAATGTTTCCTGTTGCGGTAAAATTACCCGAAAAAGACCCAGACATTGTAAAGGTTGTTCCTGACAGTGATAAACCGTTACCTGCCGAATAAGTAGTATTTGTGTCTGTGTTAACAACCGTTTCAGTAGCACTAGCAATACCAGTAACGTGACCATTACTATCAACCGTTATGTCTTGAATGTAGGTTCGACCAGAATTGTTAACACTACTTGCTGCCGATATACTAGGATGCGCTGTTAAAAATGCGCTTGCCTCATTGCCATCTAACAAATCAGCATCTAGCCCAGAACCAGAACCATCAACAGTTTTTAGGGCTGTAAGTATTTCACTAGCAGTTTGATCAGCCGTTGCGCTTGCCTCAATGCCATCAAGCTTAGAGCCATCTGTAGCTAAGTCTCTACCGTCAACAGTTCCAGAAACAACTATATTTCCAGTAACATCTAAACCACCAGAAACAGCTTCAGCTTTAGTAACGCCTGCTAACTGCAATCTTTTAAAATCATCAGCTATAGCAGTTATAGAAACTTTTGCACCACCGCTTAATGAAATTGCGCTTCCGCCGCCACTACTTTCGCTTGGGGTTCTGGTTAAAGTTGTTCCGCTAGAGCTATAAGTGCCAGTACCTATTTCCCAATTAGAGCCTTCTTCAATAACATATTGAACCACATCACTGTCAGAAACACCTGCTGTAGCAAACGTCTGAAAGCCTGCTTCAGCCGTTCCTAATGTAACGGTTCCGCTACCAGTAGTGGCTGTATTCATCTTGGCTCTGTTAAAAAGCTTTGCCATGATGCGCTCCTACTCTATGTCAGCGTTAAGATACCGTTTGTTCCAATATCTATTGTAAATGTATCGCCATCGTTCAATGTTAATGATGAACCATAATCATAGTAACCTACAATAGGATCGGCTGGTGATGTTGGCGTATCATTATAAATAATTACATATCTAAATGCTGCTACTGAGCCACCTGACGCCGTAAGAACTAAATCGTCTGCCGATAGCTTATATGTTCCAGATGTTTGTGTGCTTGTAACATTAGCCAATGTTCGTGACGATAAATTTGTGTACGATATTTCTGTGATATTTGCCAAAACACCGTTTCCGTCTGCCGCAGCATTAGTGCCTGTTGTTGGGTCTGTGTTAGATAATGCAACCTTGAACGTATCGGCGTTCATATCCATCGCATTAGCTAAGTTAACCACAAAGTCATTAACCTTAGTAAAACTTGCCATTTAGTAGCTCCTTATTTTCATCCTGCGACCAGAGCCGCCAGTGGTTGCTCGTTCACTCTCCGCATTTATATCATTGATTGCCTTTTGATACAATGCACTCCATTCTGCTATTCTGTTAGCTTCTGATAAGTATGGCGCTGAGTGAATTAAAGAGCCATACAAATAAGCAGAAGGATAGTAAGTCATTAACCAGTTTGTGCTGTTTGTCGCTAAATCTGGTATCTCTTCATAATAAGTTAATTCAAGAATATGATCACCGTCAGGAGTTGGAAACACTTCAAAAGCCTGATCTAAGATTGTATAAACCCTAGGAACTCCAACATTATTATTACCGCCTTGCCTTAACTTTGATATTTCTAAAGCACCAACAAGCTCCATTATTTGAAACTCTCCAGAAGTCTTAACCATTCTTACAGGTTCAAGAAAGTTAGTTGGTAAAGCTGTGTATTGAGAATCAACGGTTGCAATAGCTCTGTCTTGCATCCGCCAATGCCTAATTTCTTTATTTAATTGACCTTCAGCAAGTTTAATAAAATCAGGTATAACTGACGTTAAATCATCTCTATTTAAAAAATCAGCAATACTTGCCTTTAAATCATCATAGTTAGTTAAAGCCATCTAACAATTCCATCTTCTACGAGCAGCTTTGCCACGTTCACCTGTCCAGCCTCTAGACCTAGCGCAAAAAGACTTCTTACGAGCCTTCTCTTTTGCAGTTAAATTTTTCTTTTTTGTTACAGCCGTTTTTAACTTCGACTTTGGATTTTTTCTTCTATGTGCCGCTACGCCAGCAGCAGTCATGCCAGCGCCTTCTTTTACCGTTCTATAGTTACGCCCCTTGCCCTTGGTAGTTTTTCGTATGGCTTTTTCGCGTCTTCTTGGCATTATGGACGAAAACCTTTTGGCGGCAATAAATAATTATATACTTGATTCATTGCTGACTGTCCTAACCTAGCTTCATTTGCGTTAGACCCATACATAGCTGGATCATGCAAAGCAATTCTCTCAGAATATAAACGTAAGAGAGGAGTCATGTCCTCTTCAGTTCCGCCAGCTTGCCTAACAGCGTCTATGCGCCTCTGAAGATCAGCTAACGCCATATCTTGGGTTGTAACGCCAGATGCAGCAGCAGGCATAGACCCTGCTGGCTGTTGACCAAAACTCATGCTAGGCATAGAGCCAACAGGTTGCTGACCAAAACTCATACTAGGTAGCGCCCCAGCAGGTTGCTGACCAAAGCTCATACTCGGCATAGAACCAGCAGGCTGATCACCGAATTGCATATTAGCAGCAGGCATAGAACCTGCTGGCTGTTGCCCAAAACTCATGCTTGGCATTGATCCTGCTGGCTGATCACCAAATTGCATGGGTTGCTCTGGCCTTACTCTTGGCCTTGGAATAGAGCCAAAAACAGTCTGCACATCAGGTGATGTATTAGGGCTAACCATAGCACGCTCCATTTGAGAACCATATGGTTTTACGCCTAGATCATTAAGCATACCGCTAAAGATACCACCTTTAAACTCATCACCGCGAGTATCACGACCACCGCCATCTATCATATCAAATATAGCAGGAACGTAACGCTTGTTCACCTCGTCAAAGTAGCCAAACTTACCATCGGTATTTGCTTTTCTGCGATCTTCAGCAGAAGTGTTTTGATACCTAGCCGCGCCTTTGCCAGAACCAAGGCCAGCTTTACGTTGCGCTGGTGTGCCACTATGAGCAGTTTTAAACGGGTTAGGCTTACCAATTATTTTAAAATGCCTGTCAATTTTTTGAGCGTGTGTTAACTCTTCTTCTTCAGCCATTACTTCTTACCCTTCTTTTTTTTGCTCAGTTTCTTAAAATCAGCTTTTGTTATCTTTTTGCGCGGAGGAGCAAGAGCAGCAAGCTTTTTCTGCTTTGGACTATATTTAGAATACGGCATTACTTCTTACTCTTCTTTCTTTTTGTCTTCCAGCTTATTCTAGCTGAACTTGTTTTGCGCTTTGCAGCCCTTTTAGCAGCCGCAGAACTCGCTTGACTTTTAGGACGACAAGCAGGGTAAGGTCTACCTTTATCTTTCTTACCGCTCCTGCCGCACTTTTTACCAGTTTTTACATCTCGCCAATCTTCCTTAAACCACTTAGTTAGCCCACCTCTAGGCTTCCTGCTAGGCATAAGTACCGCCACGCTTCTTATATTCTCTCACCAGCCAAGCATTTGCATAAGCCGAAGGGTAAACCTTAAACTTACGCTTAGCCGCCTGCTTCACCCTAGCATATAAAGCAGGGTTCTTAGGCTTTGGGCTAGATGATTTACGAGCTTTCTTAGCCATTACGTTCTCTTTCTAGCTTTCTTCTTAGCGGTCGCACTTAACTCAGCAAAATGATATAATCTCTTGCTATTTTTGCTATGCGTCTTGCCACTATGAACCTGACCATTAGGCATTTTGTGCATACCACCTGTATGCTTTGTGCCATCCTTAAAGTAATGTCCAACACCTTTAGCCATTATTTTTTCTTAGATTTTTTAGCTTTT